CTTTTCTTGACACCACGGCGTATCACCAAATTTTGCCGTATCGTTATAACAAAGCGGACCCATTTTGACGACGTAGGCCACGACTGTAGCGAGCGCCTCTCGATCTAAGGTAGTTTTTGTTAAAACGATACCACCCTTGGACTTTGCAACTCCCGAGTAAGGTAAAACCAACATTCGCCAACCTACTGGGTCTGGCATCCTTTCTAACGCACTTTTTTCTAATAAGGTAGGGTCGAGCACTACCTTTTCTGGCTCAACATAAGCGCCTTCCACACTCATTTATCGCTCCTTAAAATACTCGGCAATTTCGTCTTCGATAAATGATAGTGCTTTTAACTCGCCATGTATAGATTTGTATTGTTCCATGCACGAAAGTGCACCCGACGTCAAAATCCCAGTCAGATGCTCTCGGCGATCCTCAATAGACCGCTTGAGAAAACTAGCAAGATCTACTTCACGCATTAGTCAATTTCGTAGAAATCGAGACCTTTCGTAGCTGCACCACCGCCGCGAACTTGTTTTTTGACTCGCTTCACCGCACCACCCATCTTCATGCCTTTGGCTTTTTTAAGCGCGATGGCGACGGCTTGCTTTTGTGGCTTGCCAGACTTCATTTCAGTTTTGATGTTAGCACTGATAACTTTTTGACTTTTTCCGCTTTTAAGTGGCATCACGTTTTCCTCTTTGTCGGTGTTTTACGAGCAGTCTTTTTCGCTTTCGATTTAGGCTTAGCTTTAGCTTTCGCAGGTGCAGGCTCAGGTGCAGCTTCAGGCGCAGGAGACGGAGTCGGCGCTTCAACCACGGGCGGTTCTCTACCCTCAATCCGAGCGAGTTTTGCGGAAATGCGCGCATCGCTTGCTGCTTTTTTTGCTGCTGTCGCCTCAGCCTCTGCCGCGCGAGCAGCCGCTTCTTCAGCCCTTTGTTGTTTTTTCCACTCACGAAGCCTTTGCACAGCCTCTTGGATATAACTTATCACTGTAGTGTACCTCCGAATTTAGCGTTTAGTTCTAATAATTTAAGCTCAGCTTGTTGCTGCAATCGTTGTATAGCCAAATCCATTTTTTCATCACTAATATCTTTTTGCGTGGCTATGCGTTGTCGAGAAATCTCCGTCTCTAACAACTTTTCATCACGACGTGCTTGTTCTTTCGCTTCAAACTGTGCCTGATCCATCTCCATTTCTTTGTCGCGCAACTCCAATTCTCTCTTCCTGATCTCGACCAATGGGTCTTCCTCGCTGCCTTGCCCGATGCTCAGCAAAAGCTCTTGAGTCAATTGCGCAAGTATCGGTGCGGAAAACTGCTCACTCATATCAGCCATTTGCTGTTGTAAGGGCTGAATCTGCTCAGGCGGAAGTTGTCCTGATGTTACAGCTTGATTGAGTTGCTCCATCTGCGCTGTAAGCTCTGGGGGCAACTGTTCTTGCGCCATCTGTGTAGCCATGAACTGCAAATGCTGCATCATGTGCGCAATGATGCCACCTTGCAGCGGTGGCGTATTTTTTACGATATCGGTCAAAAACAAGCTTCGGTGCGCATCAATGTGCGCTTGATGGTTTTGTTGAGGAAACGCTTGAGCAGGCGCACCCATCATGAATCCAGAATTTTCGGTGCCTGCGTCGATTGGTTGAGGCACGGGCGGTGGCGCGGGAGGTTGTAATAGCCCCTCGACGTTATCTACACCCAACGCTGCATACATCCGTCGATAAGCCTCATAAATCCCTTGAGGTCCGTGCACTTGAGGATTTGATTGAACCAGCTGCAAAAGCTCTTGCGCCATGGTGATGCGTTGGCTTTGGCTAAAAATGTTGGGATCACTTACTGGGATGATATCGACACGACCATCGAAGTCTTGCAGTTTGACCTCTTGAGGGCCACTACCCGTCAGATAAGGATAGGAGGGCGGCAAGAAGTCTGCGAAGACTTTAGCGAGCAACTGAAACTCTACTCGCTGGCTATAGTGCAAGCGCTTGTGAATCGCAGACATGACTTTGGTGCCGCGCTCTAAGAGTGCCACTGTCGTGCCCACTGGCATCGCCTGATTCATGTCTCCGACGTTCATGTCGGCAATCGATGCGAATCGTTTTCCAGAATCCACGAGAAGCCCAAGCAACTGCATCAATACGTTGCTCGGCTCTTTAATGGGCAAGGGAATCAAGTTTTCTTTAAGGCTACCACCCGTGGTGTCAATATCTCGGAACTCGCCCGGCTGAAGTGGATCGTCCTCATCACGAATGCGCATACCGCGAGCTTTGAAGCCAGCAGGGAGATTAGCCAAGGTGCCAGCATCGATAAGCTGACGCAGTATTGACGTAGATGCTTTCGCAAGGCCGCCGATCATGTGACTCAAGCCGAGGCCGTAGAAGCCAAGACCGGGCAAGAACTTGTACTGCACGAAATAGTTTATCTTTTGCTTGAGCGGATCGTTCTCTGCGTAGTTGCGGCGGATAGAAAGCACCCGCTGTGACGACTCATCGATGGTGATGATATATGGTAGCTTGAGTCCTGTGGGTTGGCCCTGAGCGCTCATGTCTTCATAGCCGGGCAGATCTAAAACTGTATGCACCTCATAGACTGTATGATCTCGCTCATTGCTGTAGCTTGGCTCCATACCCTCGATTTCATCGATTTTTTCCTCGATTTCGTCTCGTGTCAGGTTGTAAGCACCACCCGTAAGCTCAACATCTCTGTAAAAGCCATTTAGTTGCTGCTTGCGTATTTCGTTTTTTGACATCTGTAAAACGTGTGTCACACGCTCAGCGGTGAATATATCTGTCGCTTCATACGGCACGACAAGGTCTTGGGGCTGGATGAATTTGCTCATCGCCTTGTTCATCGCAGTGTCGTAATACACTTTTTTAAAGGCAGAGCCAGCGAGAGGCAGATAGAACAGCATCATATCAAGCTCGGGGTCAAACTCCTGCATCACATTCATAATGTAAAAATTCATGAACTCTTCGACGCGAGATGCTTGTGCTTCGACCTCGGGAGTCCGAGCGCCGATCACCTCTGTCTTTACAGGGCCTTTAGCAGGCAACATTTCTTTGTACGCCTGTGCTTGAAACTGCGTGACAGCCTCTGCGAGTATTGGATGGATAACGCCCGTGGAGCCTTGGAAAGGAGAGTTACGAGACTCGTCAAACTTCATCCCTAGATATTTCAAGCCATCGACGTAGGTTTTTTCCCACTCACTTCGACTGTCTTTATCCGACTCAATGTTAGCAAGCACTTCTTTGGAAAGACGCATCAAATCGCTGTCGATCAAAAACTCTGAGAGGTTCGCATCAAAAGGCACTCCTGTTTCCATTTCCACAGGTGCATCGATTTCGCCATCGACGAGAATCCCCTCTTCTGTGACCAGAATTTCAGCTGCCTCTCGTATCTGATCGGCACGAGTAGGCTCAGGCACCACCTCGACCTCGTTTCCGAGCGGTATGACATCTGGATCGTTTTGAGTACCGAGCTCGCGTTTTTCAATAGCCATTAGTAATAGACCTTCCTGTCACGCCGGAGAGGCTTGATTTCATCGATGTTATCATCACCCAACTCAAGAAACCCTCCTTGCCTAAATCTCATCAAAGCCATGGTGGAAGAGTCACAATAATCATCATGATCGCCGTAAGGAAAAGATGCCATTTCTTCTACCACCTCTTCAGCAAATTGTGTCTCTGGTGCCCATACCATTCCGCTTTCGAAAATAGGTGCGACCGAATTCATTCTTGCGATCTTATCTTGCCCTCGACTCGGTGTATAGGCGGTAACAGGAATCCCCATACGTCTTAACTCTTGCGTCAGTGGTGTGCCTGATGCTTTTGCTTCGATAAGCACACAGTCTGGCTCCCAATACTTGTACTCTTCCCACGCCATTTTTTTAAGTTCAGGAAAGTCAACCCGCACTCGCTTTGCATCCAGAAGAATGATTTGGTCAGGATCGCCGTCTTTTGGTTGGAACACAGCCCACGTAGTGATCGCTGAGTAGTCTGCTGTTTCTTTTCTTGAAAAAGCCGTGTCATAGCTTTGAATGACATACTGATAGGCAGGCACATAATCTTCGTCCCAGACATTCCACCACTCTCGCTTCACGATCGAGCCAGCCTCAGCGGTGGGATTTTGAAGCCACTGTGCATTCCACTTGGATATTGGTAGTGAAGCTTTGACGGATAAAAGCTCTTCTTTTTTCCAAAACTCTGGCCAAAGGGGTTCTTCGGATTCAGGCATGATCGCCGGAAACTCCACAAGCTCCCACTGATCAGCGTGATCATCGCCTTGTTTTTTTAAGACTTTGCCGACGAGATCTTTGGTCGACCAGCGTGTCATAACAATGACGATCGTGCCGCCGGGCTGCAAACGCTGTCGAGGACCCGACGTATACCACTCATAAACCGCATCCATGGCGGTTGGACTAAGCGCGTCTTGCTCCGATACGGGATCATCGATGATCAAAAGATCAGCACCGCGTCCAGTAATCGCTCCTCCAACACCCGAGTAGAAAGACTCTCCGCCTTTGTTTGTGGTCCACCGACCTGCTGATTTATTATCAGCCTGCAGTTTGATATCAGGAAAAACCTCTTGGTACTCGTCAGAATCGATGATGTTACGTACACGCCGACCAAAGCGGACGGCTAACTCTGCCGTGTGCGTCGTTTGTATAATTTTCAAATTACCCCGCAGTCCCATCATCCATGCGGGAAAAAAGGTCGAGGCAAACTCTGATTTTGTGTGTCGTGGCGGCAAGCAAACAATTAGACGCTTGAGCTTGCCTTCTGCAATTTTATTAAATTTTTCACCAATGATTTTGTGATGTCGACCCTCGATAAAATCGGGCCACTGGCTTTTGACAAACGATATGAAATCGTTTTGACACGAGTCTTGTTTTTCCAGTCTTTTGTATCGGTCTAGTAGTGCCAGCGCTTCTTGTTGTTCCTGACGACTCAGAACGTCAAAATCTTTTAGCAGGGCACTGGACATGGATTAGATCTCAGGGTAGTTGCCTGAGCGAATCATTTCACATACTTCATTTGCCCTTGAGCCGACTTGTTTTGCCCATCGTGAGTCCATGAACTCATCAGCTGCTTTGTCATAGTCGCCAATCGACATTGCTGTCAGTGCATTCTTGAATCCTAACAAACGAGTGATGCCTAAGTTGAAACATAAATTAACAAGTGCGTCCTGCCGAACTGAATCAATTTCCGCAAACCATGGAAAACTGATAAGTTCTTGCTTACAGCGCTTGATGTCATTTTCAAGGAGATATTCAATTTCATCGACGGATAAGCCAAGTCCGCCATCTTCATCAATGTTACGCCCTACGCCTACGGTAGTCATGTTTGCTGTGCATTGATACGCGTGGGTTCTAACCCCTTCATGACGTTTTAACTGCTCGATTAGCTTGTTCATTTAGACCCCGACTTGCTGGCACCAAAATAAAAACTCACCACAGAAGACACAATGCCCCCGAGATAGCCCAGCACCAAGTTAACGACATTGAGGTCGTTGTCATCAGCAGGTTGAAGAGTAACGAGCAAAACATAGCCACCAAAGAGCAAGATAGACATAATTGCAATCGCCCTTGCTGTCCAATCCTCAGAAAAAGATC